GCGAAGGAATCGCGGATGACCAGGCACGACGCCCGGCACTGATGCTCGGCGTTGTTGCTGGCGTCGACGATGCGGGCGTACGGCCCCGTCGCCGCCCATGCCTTCGCGGTCGTCGTGCGCAGCGGTCCGGTTATCGTCGCGACCGTTTCCGTGATCAGGTCGACGACGCGCGCGGGGTCGCCCGGCAGGTGCGCGCTGTAGCCACGGCCGGCCGGGTCGTTCGTCAGCTCGGCGCGCAAGGCTGCTTGCTGTTCAGGAGTCATGATCAGGTCAGGGTAAAAGCGCCGTTCGCCTGGTCGAAGTCGATCAGGATGGTTTCGCTGTCGTTCAGCGTGATGGACGAGCCGTAGTCGTAGAAGCCGATCAGGTCGCCGTTCGTGGCCGTGGCGTTCGCCAGCACGGCGTAGCGGAACGGGCCGACGGTGCCACCCGATGCGGTCAGCGTGAGGTCGGCCAGGACCTGCTTGAGGGTGCCGCCCGTCTGCGTGGACGACGTCGTGGTCACGTTGCGCGACGAGCAGTTCGTGTAGGCGATCTGCGTGATGTCGGCCGTCACGGCCGCCGTGGCCGAGTTCGGCGCGGTGTTCGTCAGCAGGATCACCAGCTGGTCGGTCGCCAGGTTGTGCTTCTTCTTCGCGAGCGCGTCGACGAAAGCGTTGAATTTCTGGAATAAGGCCATTGGCTAGCTTTCGATGTTCGGTGAGCCGGCGGGCGGCAGGCTCGGGGTATGGATTACGCCTCTTCGGCTTTCGGCTTCACGAGCGATTCGGCGTAGGCCACGGCGTCAGGGTCGGTGTCGACCACACCGGCTAGGCTCTTGACCTGCTTCGCTTCGATCTCGACCACGTCATTGCACTTGCCGAGCGCGCCATCGACCAGGACACGCGCTTTCACTTTTTGGACTTCTGCCATGTTTGAATCTCCGGTTATGGCAGCCGGCGCCAACCCGGCCGCCGGTTACGATTAGGTCGCGCTGTTCTGGTAATACTTGATCGCGCCGCCGACGTCGACCATGTTGGCGCCCGAACGGCAGAATGCGACGAAGCCCACTTGGCCCTTCAGCGTGTAGGCGCTGTCGGTCATGCGGAACAGCGTCACGTCCATCACGTCGCGGATCAGGTACTTCGAGAAATCGCCGAACAGCAGCGCCTTGGCGTTCGCCGCCATGGTGGCCATGTGCTGGTTGACGACGATTTCGCGGCCCAGCAGGCGATCCGGAGCGCCGCCCGGGTTGCCGGTCTCGTAGCCCGGCACGAAGATCGGACGGTTCTGGCTGTCTTTCAGCTTACGCAGGATGCGCAGGGTGTCGTCGTGCATCATGTACTTGCCGGCGCCGCGGTAGAACGGATCGACCGAATGCTCCAGGTCGACCAGGTCGTCGTAGGTGACGGTCGCGGTTTGACCCGTGGCACCGATCTTGCCGGATGCCGCAGCGGTCACGATGCCGCGCGGTTGCGACGAACCGGTGCCCACGGTGTGGTGACGGTTCTGGATGCGGCCGAGGCGCAGGCGCAGCAGGGTCTGGATGTACTCTTCGATGTTGAACATCGAGTCCTGCAGCAGTTCGAACGGCAGCGCGATCGACTTCGACGAATACTTGTAGACGTCCAGCGATGCCTGGCCGAACGTGGTTTCGCCCAGGTTTACCGAACCATTTTGGCCGACGATTTCGCCTTCTTCCGAGGTGGAGTCGGTAGTCGGAAACAGCATCTGGGCACCGGTCGAAGTCTGGATGCCGCTGGCGACGCCACGAACCGCGAAGAAGGCTTTCATGGCCTGGATCAGGTTCTTGCTGAACTCGGTCGCGACGGTGTAGCCGCCTTCCGAGCCGGTGGTGGTCGACATCGCGGCCCGGATGTCCGGATTCACGCGGGCGATCATGGCGTTGCGCTGTTCGGCACTCAGGGCCGACAGGCCGCCAGCCAGCATGGCGCGCAGGGCGGCCGCCTCGCCGGTCTGAGCGCCGCCGGCGCTATAGGCGGCGTTCATTGCCTGTTCGTGCTGATTCGCCGGGTTCTCGCCGGCGACCTGCGCGATACGCTGTTCGCGAGCGATTTCCGCGTCGATGGTTTCAATTTCAGCCAGCAGCGTGTCCAGCTGCGCGGCCTCGGCGGCCGGCATGCGCTGGTTGGCCGGGTACTTGTTGTTCAAATCGTGCGCTTTCTTTGCGACGACGTCACGCTGTTCGCGCAGTTGTGCGAGCTTGGTCATGTATAACCTTTCAGGGGAGTTGGTCCGCTCTCGCGGCCTGGTTGAGGCAAATAAAAAAGCCGCCCGGAGGCGGCTGACTTAGTGGCGCGAGAGCGTCAGCTAACTTTTCAGGCGGGCCAGCATGGAAATGCGCTGCTGCTGGCGGGCGCGGTGTTCTTCGGTGGCGGCCGGATCAACCTGTTCGGGCTCGGCCGGCTTTACCTTTGGCGCCCTGGCGTAGGCGCTCATGTTCCACGACGCATCGGCCTTCTTCCCCGGCGCAATGCGGTCGACCAGCCCGGCGGCGACCGCTTCCTCGGCCGTGTACCAAGTCTCGGCATCCATCGCGGCACGCACGTCGTCGACGGCCATGCCGCTCTTCTTCGCGTACAGCGCGGCCAGGGTGCCATCGATCTTCGAGAGCAGCGTCGCGGTTGCCGTCAGGTCGTTGGCGTTGCCCATCGCCCAAGTCCAGGCGTTGTGGATCATGAAGAAGCCGCCGTCCGAGATTTCGACCTCGTCGGCTGCGGTCGCGATTACGGTAGCCGCGCTGGCGGCATAGCCGTCGACATGCGCGATCACTTTGGCGCCGGTGTCGCGGATCGCTTGGCAGATGGTCTGCGCTGCGAACACGTCGCCGCCCGGGCTATTGATACGCAGATGGATCGTGCCGCCCTTGATGTCGCGGATCGCCGGCACCAGGGTTTCGGCCGAGACGCCGCCCCACCAGTACGCTGTCTCATCGTCGGCGACGATGGCGTCGTAGATATAGATTTCGGTCTCGCTACCGTTGTCCTTAGCGACGATCCTCGACTGCGGCAGGCGTTCCGGCCGCGTCTTGTTGCTAGCCAGCAGTTTGGTCAGGCTGTTCGGCATTCGTGTCTCCATTCATCTTCAATTCGGGGTTCGCCGGCATGTTTTCCTTGCGCCGGATCTCGTCGGGCGTCATGAAAGGCATCTCGCCGGCGCGTCCCAAGGCGGTGCGATATGCGTCGTACCTTGCTTTCAAGTCGCCGCGTTCGAGCGCTGCAGTGATGTGCTCGACGAAAAACTTCTGCCGGACCGGCCAGAGCTTGCTGTTCAGTTCCTGCGCGATCGGCGTCAGATGGCGTTGCAGCGTGTACCTCACGAAGCCGATGCCCTGCGCCTCGATGCCGGAGCCCCACGACGTCGTCTTGTCCGTGTGACCAACCATATGCGGCGGCACCCCGAAGATCCGGCAGATTTCCTCCACCGTGAACAGCCGGGTGGCCAGGATCTCGGCATCCTTGGAGTTCACGCTCAACTGTGCCGGCTCCAGGCCTCCTCCGAGGATAAGCGGGCCACGACCGCCGTTCTGGACACGCGCGATCAGCGACGCTTTCAACTGCTCGAGTTGGGCATTGTCCAGCTTCGACGTCGTTTTCAATGCGTAGTCGAAGTTCGCACCACCGGCGAAGAACCGGCCGGCGTGTTCCTGCGCCGACAGCGCGGTGCCGATCGCTTCCAGCGCCGCATAGGTCAGCGGGCTTGGGCTGGTGAGCCCATCGAAGCCCAGGCTCGGCAGGTGGATGATGTCCGCGCGGTTCAGCACGTACGTCGGTTTGTCCGGGAGGCTGACGCGGTAATAGACCTCGCCACCGTCCTTGAACGGGGTCACGGCCTGGCGCGGCAGCGGCCGCCACCCGATCACGCGGTTGCTGTAGATACTCGGCCGGATCCACTCGCCAAAGCCATCGCCATGCGAAAGCTTCGACAGCATGAGCGATTCCCAGGCAGCGGATGCCGTCCACCCGTCGCTGGCGAGTTCGTTCAGCATCCACCAATAGTCGTGGTCTGCCGAATCGCGCTCGTTCCCCTTGCGTTCGTAGATGCCGATCGGCAGCGTCGCGATTGCGCCCGCCACCAGGGACATGCATCCGTAGGCTGCTGACACTCGCATGGCGGTCTCCGCCGTCACCGCGGCGCCGGACGACGACCGGTGCGCGGCGCCGAGCAGGCTCGCCAGTTCGCTCATCGTCAAGCTGCCGCTGGAGTTCTCGCCAAGTGCGACAATGCCGGCGCGCTCCGCCGCCCCTTCGCGACCGGCCATCCAAGAGCCCAGGACGCGCGACCCGTACCGCATCTGCTCCAGGTTCAGTAGTTTTCCGGTCATCAGTTCAAGTCCAATACGTAGATTTCGGGTGCCGTTGTCGTCCCGGGGTTGAGCGACATGAGCGACACCGCGTTCAGCATGGCCATCAGCGGGTCGATCTTGGCCGACCCCGATGCCTGCTTCGTGATCAGGACCGCGTTCCCCCGCGGCTCGATCTTGGCGTTGCCGACGCACCAGGCCATCAGCGGCCGGCCTGCGTGCACGAGCACGCCCTCGGCGAGCTTGCGTTCGGCGGTCTTGATCGATCCGGTCATCTTCCAGCCCTGCGAGATGCCGACGATCTTTTCCTCCGGGATCCCGGCCTCCAGCAGCGCGTCGAGGATGCCGCCCAGGCCGCTCGGGTCGACGCCGATCTTGTCCAGCTTGCCGGACGCCTCAATCTCGGCGACGTATGCCGCCACTTCCTCGACGTCCTCCCCGATCCGCTCGACGAGCGTCAGGTCGCCGTCCGCCGCGAAGTCGCGGAACCGCGCCGCTTCCTGCTTGCGGCGCTCCAGCACGGACGGATGGGCCCAGGCATGCGCCCACGTCAGCCAGCGGCGCGTCGTCGCGCACCGGCCGATGGCGGCCAGGCCCAGCAGATCGTCCAGGCCGCCGCCGTCGATGCCGACGTCGACCACTTCGGACCGCTCTATCAGGTCCGACAGGCTGAAGGCCGGGATGGCCTGCCGCTCCCAGAAATCGGCGCCGGCCCAGCGGTCGGACCGCAGGTTGAGGCCGATCTCGACGTTCAGGTGCTTCGACAGGAAGCCGCGGAGCGACTCTTCGCCGCCGGCCTGCGCCTTGCGCAGCTCGCGCTCCAGGAACTCGGCGTCCACCGAATACCCGAGGTTCGGGTTCACGACGCCGAAATTCTCCGGCTTCAGGTGCTCGCCGGCCTGGATCATCTCGTCCGGGAATTCGTACAGCACCGGCACGAACCGCGGGTCGATGATCTTCCCGTCGCGCACGTCGCGGGCGTACTGCAGCTTCTGGCGGAACACACCCGCTGGCGGTTCGTCCGACTGCGTCGTCAGGTAGATGACGAAGCCTTCCGGACGCGACGCCAGGCCGCCGATCGCCTCCCGCAGCATGTTCTCGGCGTTCGACTGTTTGCCGAACAGCCAGATCTCGTCGACCAGCGTGCCCACCGACTTTTTGCCGGCCGCCGTGTTGGCGTCGGCGGCGATCACTTTCAACGTCGCGGACGTGCCTCGATGCGTGATCGTCTTGATGTGGGTCTGCACCTGCATCAGGTCAGCCAGGTCTTCGTCGTGCTTCACCATATCCCGGCTCGGCGCGAAGCTGTTCGCCGCGACCTCCAGCGTCGGCGCCAGGATGGTGAACTCGCCGGACATGCGCCAGTTCAGGATCAGCGCCGTCATCATGATGCCGGCCGCGATGGTCGACTTCGAGTTCTTCTTCGGGATCAGGATGAACCACTCCGTGATCAGCCGGCGGCCCTCCGTTGGCGATCCTTCGCGCGCGTCGTACGCGCCGAAGATGGAAGCCACCAGGTCGAACACCCACTGGTCGCACGCCTCGCCGAACGTCGGGCTGCCGGGTGCGTCCGCGATCTTCAGTTGCTGGAAGATCGCGACAGCCTCATCCGCCTGATCCGGGAAGAGCGGGGCCGGGATGATGGAACGGCCCGACTTCAACCTGTCCTTCCAATCGAGGCAGGCTGTCGACCATTCCATGACTGCTCCCTTACTTCACCCGTTTGAGCCCGGGCGCCTTCGGCGTTGCAAATTTGTTAGCAGCCTGTTTCGCGGCATCGGCCTGCGCGTCCTTCTTACCGCCCTCGCCCTTCTTCTGGTGCTCGAACGGCATCAGCGCCTTCGCCGCCTCCACACGCTGCCTGAGG